GTTCACTAACCGGTATGTTGCACAGGCGGAGAGCTTGATTAATGTTGTTGCACGAAAGATTTTCGCTGTAGACCAATCAGCGTTCACAGCTTTACCAGCAGGTACTAAGAAATTGTTGTCTGAAGTTGCTTCTGATATTGCTGCAATTTATGTGATTACTTATGATTTGAGTGGTTACACGAGCAGGGTTGAAGCAGAGGACATGGTGAATATTTTAAGAGATGCAGCATTGAGGGGCTTGTCTATTTTGAGAGATAGCAAAGCTCAGAGTTTTTTGGTTGAAGGCGGAGGGAACTAAATTGGCTCTTGGGAGCGAACATGATTACAAGACTTTTCCTGAATTGACTAATTCACAAATTCAAGAATTCGGTTTTTCAAGTCCTCACATGCAAATTACTGAAGATTTCGTGGCTATCGTTGTCAAAGTACATGATGGGGACACCATCACTTTAGAAACGGATTTTAGGGATTTCAAATTTCCTTTACGACTAGCCATGATTGACGCTCCGGAAATGAACGCAGGTGGGCAAGAAGCGAAGGATTGGTTATCAGGACAGATATTGAATCAAGAAATTCAAGTTAAGATTAGCAGGGATAATCGAGTTGGAAAATACGGAAGGCTTTTAGGTCGAGTGTTTTTTGCTGGACTTGATTTGGGAGAGGCTATGATGCGTATGGGTATGGTGGTCGCTTTTGGTCAGAAGAATCAAGGACTTCCTGAACCTTTAGATAAAATATTTAGTTTACAACAATGGTTTTAGATTTTGGACTTGGACTTGGAGGAACTGGGTTATTCCCAGCTAGCAGTGCTGAGGGTCAGGGCTTGGATGCGACTGTTACTTCTCAAATTATTTGGAAAGACGTAGGTGTCGGGATTATACCGATTGGATGTGTTGTTGCTTGGTTCGTGACCTTGTTCCCAACCACGCCCCCTTTACTTCCGAACTACGTTCAATGTGATGGGCAAGTTCTTGATGATGGGGACAGTCCTTTAGATGGACAGACCATTCCTAATTTGAATGGGGGAAGTTTTTTGCGAGGGGCTGCTGCAAGTGGAGCGACTGGTGGAACTAGCACTCACAGGCACACACTACATTCTGACACTTGTGGTACTGGTTCAATTTCTGTTGCTGATGAAAATAATACTGGGTATTACAGCACACTTCCTACATATACAGATGTTGTTTGGGTGATGCGAATAAAATGATAATTACTGACGTGAGAAAATGCGGAGAGGGAGCTGAAGTCCTGGTCGATAACAAATGGTATTTTGTTGAATTAGGAACTAGCAAAGAGGGTATAAACCAAATAATTAATAAAGAAGAAACCATCAATGAAGAAGAAAGCCCATTATTTGATGATTTAAAAAAATTAATTGGAGAAGAACTTTAATGACAGACACAAACATTGACAGTGCAGTTGCGAGTGACTTAACTTCTGCTATGGTTGATTTTGTTATAAATCCCGAATCTACTGACGGAGCAACCGGAAACGGAGAGTTCCGGTACCAAATAGAAGATTGGGAAACTAACTATGGTTATTACTTGAAAATTTCTGCTCTACAGATTGCGATTGATGCGAAAGCATTGTGGACTATGGGAGCTGGCTTCACTGCTGATGTTCCAACTACTTTACTTCTAAGTACAATCAAAGGGAGTGGAAAGGATTCTTTCAATTCTATAATGAGCAATCTAATCAGGACGTACACTATCGCTGGAGATTCTTTTGCTGAAATTATCAGGGATGAAGATGGGTTCTTAGCTAATCTAAAACCTCTGGACCCGTCCACAATAGTTATTGTCACAAATGCAAAAGGCAGAATTATCAGGTATGAACAAGTTACAAAAGTAAACAAGAAAAAAACAATCGCTAAGTTTCAGCCTGACGAAATATTTCATTTATCAAGAAAAAGGATTGCTGACAGCGTGCATGGAATTAGTGTAATTCCAGCAGTCCAGGACACTATTGATGCAAGAGAGGAAGCGATTGCAGATTGGAGAACTACTCTACACAGAAATGTTGCTCCTTTGTGGATTTTCCATTTAGACACTGACGACACAAGTGAAATTGCCAGCATCAAAACAAAGGCAGACAATGCTAGGGCTAAAGGAGAGAACATGTATATTCCTAAAGGTATTGTTGTTCCTGAAGTTGTTGCGACAAGTCCTAATGCTAGTTACAATCCTATGGCTTGGATTGCTCAATTAAATGACGACTTTTTCCAGACTGTTAATGTTCCTCAAATCATTGTGGGTAACGCTAAAGAATTTACTGATGCTAGTGCTAAGATTGTTTATTTATCATATGAACAATGTGTGAAAGGTGAACAACTTTACAATGAAGAACAGGTTTTAATTCAGTTGAATCTCGAAATTAAACTGACATTCCCTGCGAGCTTACAGAATGAACTAGTGAGTGACACTCCAGCAGCTCCGACTGAAACAGATGTTGTTGAAGAAGAACCTGTTGAAAGTGCATCACAACCTAATGACACTACTGCTGAAGTGGAGGGAAAACAATAATGCCTGATAGAGAAAGAGTTCAAAGGTACACAGCTTCCTCTGCTGAAAAAGAAAAGCGAAAAGCGAGAGGAGATAAGTTAAGAGCTGACATGCGAAAGCGTCAAGCTGCTGGAAATACCAGTGCGAGTTCTGGAAAGTACACTCCTCAACAAAGAGCTGCGGTTTTAGCTCCTGAAAAAAAACCTTCTGCTACTAATAGAGCTTCTGTAGATATCCCTGCTGATGAATTAGCTATAAACACTCCAAGTGTTTTTAATCCCGCTCCTACTGGAACACCTGCTATTCCTGAATTGGGACTGCAAGCGTCAGGACAACCAAAGCCTGGAATGGGCGAGCCTGGTTACAAAACTATGGAGCAAAGGAATGCTGAATTAGCCCTGACTAAGCCTACAGGTTTTGAAAACGTAAAGGCTGTTTTGAATATTGCTGCTAATCCTTTTAATAATGAAATTATTGCTGCAACCACAGGCAACGAAACTTTTGATGCAATCGCGGGATGGATTGCGAACAACGCTTACTCTGCTGCTGGAATTATAGCAAGTGCTGTTGGACTGGCTCCTGGAGTGAGAGCTACTGCTGGAAAAATGTTCGGAAATAAAAGTGCGAGGGCTACTCCTGGAATAGCAAGAACAGCTGGGAAAACTATTTTATCGCGTGCTGAAAAACAGAACGTAGCTGACATTTACAGAAATGCTGCTGGAAGAATAGCAACTAATTCAGCTAATGAAAAACTTGGAATGTCAGGTTTAATGACAGCTTTGAAAAACAACAAAGGTAAACTTCTTTTGGTTGGTTCAATTACAGGAACTTTCATAATGAGCGAGTGGGCTTTGGGTGAAGCTATGGAAGGCATGGACATGATTCAAGCTAAAGTTGAACGAACAGATAATATTGCACTAATGACTGAATACACTCAATTAAGTGACCAAATTCACACAATAGATGGGTGGGAGCAAATAATTAGATATACTCCTGGTGTGAACGCTGTAATGAATATTAGAAAGAAAATACAGAGCTTGGCTTTCCAATGGAAAGTAAACAAGTATTTGATTGAAGATAAAATAATACAATTACAAACACAAGGTACTGACTTAGAAATCGCTGATGCTAGAGCTGAACAAAAAGAGGCTCAACTAAAAGAAAGTCAAGAAGATTATTTGAAGATGAAATCTTTTTATGAAACGAGAGAGGCTGAAGCTAGACGTGATGAAAGAACTGCGGAAAGAGATGCTAACGCTAGATTTTGGGCTAGAGAAGCTGACAAAAAAAGAGATTTAGCAGAGCAAGAAAGAATTGATATAATGAATTTTTGGTTAGAGTATGATAAAAAGAAAGCTAAACAATATGAAGAAAGCAGACCTTCAAAATTAAATTTTGGTATTGTATGATGGAAGATGATAAAGTACTGGGAATTATCGCAATCGTTTGTATTACGATACTGGAAAGTGTCAATCTTCTATGCGGGCATAATGGGGCTATGCTTACTTTGTCTATTGCTACAGTTTCAGGACTAACTGGATTCTTATTACCTTCTCCTAAAGAGATTAAACAAAAAATATTGCGAGGCTGATAAAAGTGGAAGAAGAAAAAAAAACAGAAGAAAAGAAAGAAGATGTTATTGACCCAATGATTATGGTTAATAAAACAAATGAAGCTGCTGAAAGAA